AGAAACCGCACCAGTCACGGCACAAACTATATACGCTAGTGTTGGTGATATAGTAGATGGTCAGTTCTCGCTTGATACTTGGCTTAATGGCTTAACTATTACATCACAAGTCACTACGGTATCAACAGGGGCAACATTAGTTAGCAGTTCATTCTTAGATAGTATCGTGTCATTTAGAGCTAGCTTACAAACTGCCGGATTTATCAATGTATGCAGTATCGTAACTCGCGATGATGGATTAGCAACAACAGTTAACACAACAATAGTTGTCAGTGGTGAATGCAATGTTTGACCAGTTTAAGTTCGATAAAATAGCCTCGCAAAGTAGAGGTATATTTAATATCTATATTTATGAGACTAGCGACACGCTCATTCAAGTTACTCAGCCTAGTTATTTTGCTGCGTGTAGATTTAATAACGACACTGACTGGGCAGGTTCAATAATTAAATTAAAATGCGCTGACGGAGTGTTTGAGTTACAAGTTGTAAATGGTACTGCTATCGTGTCATCATCTCAAGACTTAACTGGATGGGCACAATATCAAGACACGCAATACACAGTAGGAGCGCAATTTTCTATTCCTGCTAATACTGACACCATATTACCAAATAACGCTGGCGGCATTATAGAATCTCAATTACCTTCGGACATAGATTCATTTTATTCTGGTGGCAAAATACGCGGTCGAAATGGTGACGGGATAGGTATTACGGTAGATATGACAGTTACCCCATCAAGCGGGGCTGCAACATACGTGGAGATTTGGTTTGATATTGGTGCGCCGGTTGGTGAGTTATACCGGAGGATTTTAACCTTTCCCAAAGGATCTGGTGTTGAACTACCTATAAACTTTACGGTAATAGGTTACACCCTCGGAACCTGGGAGGCTAACGGAGCGACTACTTATATAAGGTCTAATGGCCCTATAACAGTGTATAACCAGCGCTATGTAATAACTCGCACTCATAAGGCCGTATAATGATACCTTTAGTCAAAGGCCAGAATAACTCTAAGAACGGATACCGTGACGAGTTACCAATTAACATGACTGCTATTGCTGATAACATTAAGGGCGATACAGGTTATCTATTAGCGCATGATGGGTTAACTGAGTTTTGCCAAACTTCCGGTATTGCTAGAGGTGGAGTTTACAACGAGCGGTTTAGTAAACATTTTCGCGTATCTGGCAATTACTTGGAGGCTATTGACCCTGATGGCACATTAACACAAATAGGCGTTATTGATGGCACAGGTGTTTGCCAGTTTGCAGCAAGCTTTAACACTCAAGCTATTGTGGCTCGTGGCAGATTGTGGCTATATGACAACTCAAGCCTAGTGAGGGTATCTGACTCAGATTTAGGCGTACCAATTGATATTACGTGGTTTCGTGGTATCTATGTAATGACTGATGGTGAATTTCTATTTCATACTGACATTACAGACGAATATTCAATTAGCCCGTTAAAGTACACATCAAGCGAGTTCGCTGCTGACCCTATCGTGGGTGTTATGCGTACTGACCAGAATCAGATTATTGCATTTAACAGATACAGCACAGAGTATTTCTACTTTAATGCTGCTGCTCCATCTGGCACAAGTGTATTGCAAAGTATCGAGGGGAAGTCTAGCCGTATTGGAATAGTAGGAACTAACTGCAAAGCCATGTTAGATGGTGAAATATTTGTATTAGGTGGTCGTAAGAATGAAAGCCCATCTATTCACATTATGAACGGTGGTGCAGAGGTAACAGTTGCCACTAGAGAAATTGATAAAATCATCTCTAAGTACAACGATTCACAACTAGAAACCGTTTATATGGAATCTCGCACAGTAGACAGAGACAAGTTTTTGATTATTCACTTACCTGATTACACTTTACTGTTTAACCACACTACCGCTAAGAAATACGGCATTGATTCAGCATGGTCTTATGTATCAAGCGGTGATAGCGCAACATGGCGAGCTAGATATGGCGTACATGACCCACGAGTTAACAAGTGGATTTATGGCGATAACCTAGAAAGCAAACTAGGCTACTTAGACGGCTCTACTTTCTCACAATACGGTGAGCCACAAGAGGCCATATTCTACAGCCCTATCATACCAATGGAATCAGCAAGCATAAATTCAATCGAGCTTGATACTATTCCCGGCTATGCACTGACTGAGTTTACAACTGCATTTAGCATGAGCTACGACGGCACTACGTTTGGCCGCGAATATTGGAACATGATAAGCGCACCAGATAACTACACCAAACGCTACATTGCCAGGCGATTAGGTTATATTAGGAATGATGTATCATTCAAGTTTAGGTTTATCTCTACTGATAAAATGGCATTTTCGGGGTTCAATATAGATGCCTCTTAATCTACCTACTTCACAGCAATCATTAACGACCTATGCAGAGATTAAAGGTAAGGCGTTCAAAGATGACTATGCGGCCGAAGATTACTTACAGCTAAAGCGTGACTTAATCAACCTGCAACGCGCTTATATCGACCTGATAGGCTCAATTTCTGATGGCGATTACAGCCCCATTATCGGCACAGGCAGCCCAGAGGGTGTAGTAACAGCTAATTACAGCTTGATTTACATTGACTCAGTGCTACCAACTCAATACTACAACCCAGTTTTTGGAGCAAGCACAGGATGGATTGTACTGTAATAACAGAGCAGGAATTTTTTAGTATCTGTGGTGATATTGAGCCATTATCTGAATATTATAAGTGCAACGGTGTCGTATTTTCAGCAGTCAAAAAGGGCGAGGCTTTACGCGTCCACATCGGCTGTAAACGAGAGAATATGAAGCATCTTAGGTCTAGCTGTCAGACATTCATTAAAAACATGTTTTCCCACTACGATTGGTGTAAAATGCTAATAGCAACAGTGGATGTAAAAAATAAATCAGTCTTTAACCTTTGCTTAAAACTTGGCTTTGTTGATCAAGGCGTTTATAAGTTTGAAGGTGGAGACGCTAACATAATGGTGATAGAACGATGAGCTTTGTTAAAGACGTATTCAACGGTATAACTGGCAAAACTGCTGCTGATGCGGCTAAAAAAGCCTCTGGTGTATCTGCTGATGCACAGCAAAAGGGGCTTGATTACTTAATGAAAGCCAACGAAAGCCCTTTAGCGGCTCAACAGCAAGGCTTATCTGGCCTTATGGATTACTACGGTGGTAATCAGCAAGGCGTAATCGACCAAGCACAGCAAAGCCCATTCTATAGCTCAATGATTAATCAAGGCGAAGAAGCCGTTTTACGCAACGCCGCCGCAACCGGTGGACTAAGAAGCGGTAGTACACAGCAAGGTTTAGCGCAGAATAGCCAGAACATCTTGCAAATGCTAGTCAACCAGCAATTAGGCGGCTTACAAGGTCTAGCAGGTGTTCAGACAAACAATAACGCTATTTCTCAAGGTTACGGCAATATAGGCAACACGCAAGCGCAAGGCATTACTGCCGCTGCTAATGCTAAACAGCAAGGCTTAGGTAATATTATCAATTTAGCGGCTATGGCTGCTGGCGCACCTGGTGGCGGTGGCGGCATGTTTGGGGGCGCGACTGGTGGCGGTGGAGGGAATGCCATTTCTACTAACTCCTTCATCAATTCTCAAAATTTGCAAGGCTCAGGCTTTACAGGGTTCGGGGGTTAATATGGCTAATCCTTTCGATGTAACACCATTAGGCGGCTTAAACTTGGGTAGCACCTACGCTAATGCAGTTGAGTTCGGTCAACAACAAGAAGACAGAGCAATGCAGCAACAGGCTATGCAAGTTAAAGCGCAACAACAAGCGCAATTACAGGAACTAGCACAAAAAGCTATGAGTGGTGACTACAATGCTGCTGCACAGATTTATGCTATTAATCCTGAATATGCTGCACAAATTGATAAAGGCTTAGGTATTAAAGACGAGAGAGAAGCCGCACAAGTTGGCGGGTGGATTGAAAAATATCTCACATCTAAAGACAAGCAAGCTTACCTTGAGGAAACCGCTGCATTAACTCCATTTACTTTAGATGATGACTTGCTAAAGATGGACCCAATTGAGCGTGATGGCTATGTTAGCTTAGCTGCTGGCCGCTACCTAAATAAAGAACAGTTATCTATGCTGGGTGGCACATCAAAAGACACGCCAGATCAACAAAACTTTAAATACTTTGAGGGCTTGCAAGAGCGTGACCCAGAAAAAGCAAAACAGTTTGGCATTGCTAAAGGTTATATCGAAACTGGCAGAGAGCAGCAAAAGACAGAAAAACAAAGAGACTGGGAGACCTATAAAGGCCTTAAAAAAACTAATCCTCAAGATGCTAAGGCTTACGGCCAGGCTGCTGGATTTGTTAGTAAGGAAGGTCGTGAGTTATCAGTAGCTATGCAGAAAAGAAACTCCGATGCTATTGACGCATCTGTAAAGGCATCTGCCGATGTAATTAAATATAACGACTTAGCTAGTCAAGTTGAAGATGCAGGAATCCAAGGCGGCTGGGGTGGTCGTGGTGAAGAAATATTAAAAGAAATAACAGGACAGCAAGACTTTAAATCACAATTAAGACGTGACTTTTATGCCATTAGAGGCGCGGAAGTTGTAAATAATCTTCCTCCCGGTGCTGCGTCTGACCCTGATGTGCAAATGGCTAAAGCTGGGTTTCCTTCTGACAATGCTGGCAGTGGTGAGATAGCGCAATTTTTACGTGGGCTTTCTAAAATTAAAGAGTTTGAAAAGAAATACAACGAGTTTAAAGCTGATTTTATTAGTGAGAATGGCTCAGAGCGTGGGATGCTTCAAGCTTGGAAAGGTAAAGATATTAAGCTTGATACCACCGAGAGAACTCTTAACCTAAATTCGCCTGTATTGGGGCGCACAATAACCCCAGAAGATTTAAAAGCTATAATTGACAGAGGTTATACAAAAGAAGAAGCCTACCAAAGATTAGGGATTAAAAAGTAATGCCTACTATTGATGAATTAT